GAGAAGGCAAGAACAGCCATGTGCTTACGCCACAAAGCAAGAATTTGAGATTCATTCATTTGATAAGCCTCCATAATCCAATCTGAGCAAGGGCGTATCCAGTCCACACAAGGCCGTTATCAATATCACCCTTGTAAAACCTTAAAGCCCCAACTATAGCGTATCCCACGCCGGTGGCTCCGACAATAAAATGTTCAATCATCATTTTCTTCCTCATCATCTTCATCAAAGATTTCATCATCGTCATCATCTTCATCAACACCAAAGATTGCATCCCAGCGTTTATCGTACTCTTCCTGAGTTACGCTAAATGGTCTAGGACTGCTGCCTTTACCGCCATCTGAGTAGTTCATAGTCCCTCCAAAAGAATTTCTGTCATGCGTCCTGTTGTTGTATCATATTTTAGATCACAAGCAGGGCCAGTCATGCCACTATAGCGATTCTTCGCCACAGCTACCTTTGTGGTGTGTCTTTCATTTGGATCTGAACTCATGGAGTTACGCTCAAGTGTGATCACAGCGTCTGACAACTGAGCGATACCACCAGACCCACGCAACTGAGACAACGACACAGCCTGCCCATCCTCATGCCCCATGTTACCGTTAGGTCTCTTGAGATGAGAGACAACGATAAGTGTGATCTCTAGCTCCTGCACAAGTGTACGTAGCTCTGTCATGAATGAATCAATAGCTTTTCTCTCATCATTATTATCTTGCCCAGATATGATAATTGAAAGATGGTCTAGGAAAATGATTTTACAATCAAGACCTTTAACCAAGTGTCTTATGCGATTAATAATTTTATCCGATGCTGTGCTTCCAAAGTGATCAAACAGGAAGATACGATCTTTCCCCAGTGTCTGCTTAAACGCATCGTTAAGCTCCTCTACGGATACTTTGGTGTCTGGTAGGTGCAATGGTTTATTAGCTTGCAAGCTCATGATGCTTCTGGCTGTTTTCTTGATAGATTCCTCCAAAAACAATCCACCGATATTCCAGTCAGTAGTTTTCAGGATATGGAACAGAATCTCCCTGAGAAACTGGCTTTTACCCAGCCCAGATCCAGCCGTGACTGTAATCAACTCTGCTGGCCTGAACCCATAAAGTAACCCATTTAAGCCCATAAATGGATATTGAGCCTCTGCCGGTAGCTCTGGTGTACTGACAAGTTCCCACAGGCTACTGGCAGCTACGATTCCGTCAGGAACGTATGTCTCAGCAGACCACCATGAAGAGACAAACTCTGCTGTTTTATCGTTTAAAAGATAATCACAAGCATCCTTCTGGTCTTTTAGATGCTTTACCACCTTGACTTTAGAGCCGAACAATTCAGCAACTTCTTCAGCAGCTTGCTTTCCCGGTTCATCAGCATCAAAACAAACAACAATGGTGTCGAATGAGTTCAGCCAGTCATAGCTTGCTTTACAGTCCTTAGCGGCACTCTTAGCACCGTTCCTGATTGACACCACAGGCCACTTGCTACCAAGCATCTGAAAAGCCGCCAGTGCGTCTAATTCGCCCTCTACCAAGGTGATGTACTTACCACCCTTGGTGAACAAGGATTGACCAAATAAAACAGCCTGAGACCATAGACCCTCGACATGGAACGATTTATTGGGGACAGAACGAACCTTAGATGCCACATAGCGTCCAGACTCGTCTGTGTAAGGATAGATGTGCTTATCATCGGTTTGCTCTACCTTGTAAAACTCACAAGTGCTCCGGGTGATTTTTCTATCAGTTATCGGTTTAATTGAACCTTCTGTTTTGTTAATCTTTAAAGTCTGCACTGGTGTTTCCTTATCGTCTAGGGTGTTTTCATAGGTGCGATTATCGCATTTGAAACAATGCGTATGACCATCATCATACAACGAATTAGCGTCTGAGCTACCGCAGTTTTCACAGGGTATGTGCTTAATAAAGCGAGATGCAAGGTGTAAAGACATAAAAATCCTATCGTTTAAAGATGATTTTAATCAATAAAGCCATAAAACTAACTATTATTGGTGTCATTTTTTAGCCTTTTGTTGTTTTCACGCTCAAGTAGCAGGTTTGCTGCATCCCTCAGGACATTATCCCGACCATGTTCATTAAATAATGACAACATATCATCTATAACAGACCAATACCAAGATTCCTCAAGCATTTCAACCAATTCTTGATCATCCATGATGTTTTACTCCAAAGTTGGCACGATTCTTGCTAAACTATAAAGATACATTAATGTTATTATTAATCATATATGATATATTATTAATCATTAATGTTAAAATAACTACTATGTTTAATCATATAATCATCTAATTCATCATAATAATCCTCCAAATCGTTAGAAGTTATTAAATCCTTACGTTCAATTGCTGGTACAGTATCTTTTATATCACCATAACAACGGTTGCATAAGTCTAAAAACTCAAAAGTAACAGCGTTACGCCTAGTGGACTCAAAATCATTGAGTAGTTTATCGCATGATCGACAGTGCATTTTTTGATCCCTTCTAGTTTTTATGCTATAATACAAGTAAATTTACTACTTATTTTACCATGAAAAACAAAGAAAGAAAACGCATCTATAAACTATATAATCACCTTTATGAAAGGCACTATATTGATGAAAGATGGTCTTGTTTCTATTGTAATTCCACTGCTGATACTCTCGATCATGTTCCACCTTTAAGTTGGCTCGAACCTTATGGAATTGAAGCATTCAAAAAAGCTAGAATTCCCTTAGTAACTATCCCTTGTTGTTTTGAGTGTAATATACAGCTAGGAGACAAAAAACTATTTACTGTTGATGCCAGATTATCGCATCTTGAAAAAATATACCATGATTTTTTTGATGAACTTACGCATTGGGAAACGGAAGAAATACAAAACATGGGGGAATCTTTCAAGAAATCTTTAAAGGTTCAAAAGCATAGAGAAGATGAACTAAAAGAAAAAATCAGGGCAATCGAACAGCGTTCTGTAAAGCCTTGGACTTTTCCTGATTTTTACGACTATGAAAAACCATAGAAAAACGCTCCTAGGCCCATCTAAGGGCCTTCCTGAGCCTGTTTTAGGTCAACTCTCCGACCTTGTATAGCACCACTTCATCGAGATAGTGCTCAACAGCGTATTTCATCATCTTTTTGTAGAGGTTTTGCACGTTAGATGGACATGGGTCTAATAATATAAGGTTAAGGGCTAATTTGCATGGAATATCGTATAGACAATCCTGCACAAAGTCATCCCAAGTAAAATATTTAAAATGAATCCCATTAGTATAGGACAAATAAGGGATTGCACCAGTCTTGCCTTGGCTGCGAATAAACTTAAAAGCATCTTCAGCGTATAGGTTCATAAGTGAATCGTAATTTTCCATTTTAGGCTCCATAGGTTAAGGTTTGACCATCAATTGTGACACTCTCGATTGTGTCCCTATTTATAGCACGGTATCCCTTGGACTGCATATCATAGACAATTATAAACTGATCACGGTCTAAGGTACACTCCCCACCTTTAAGGTGCTTTGTAACACCTAGGCGACAATTCATGATGCGGAGCGTACCGTCTTTTTTCCTGAACGCCACTGTAATGAATTTACCATTAGATTGTTCAATGAGTGCGGTAAGGTTTGACATTTTACATCCTCCAGAAGTAAGGGATAAAGGGAATAGACAATATAAAGGCCAATACAAAGCATTGACAAAGATCATAGATCATTTGCTTCATGGTTTAAACTCCAAAGGTTAAAATGGTGCAGGTTCACATTGTAAGACTTTTTGCTTGCGGGTTGCAGGTTTCCACCCCAACGGCACAGGATACGGCCCTAAGTGAACCTTAAAGGGCCACCATGCCGGGATTTTCTTCGGTGCGAATGGCTTAGGTTTCATTTTATAAAAAATAAAGCATTTGCAGAATACCACTGACCCGGAAAACTTCCATCCAGTGGGACTAGATACGCCATGTCCTGCTTAGTGTCCAATTTTTTAATCATAAAATGCATGGCATTTAACTGAAAACCGGTTTTTACAATATCGCCCAATTGTGCGTGGTGGCAGCGCATATTTAAGTAATGCATATTCAATTCCCTTATTTAACTGATTTGATCAGGCCATCCGCCATTGTGACATTTGCGAAAAATTCGCGCCCACGGCCTGTAATATGAGGCCTATTTGCCCCGGTAAGCGTTCCATCGGCCCGGTATTCTGGCCCGAACATACTTGTTTCTATGTATCGGAGCGGGTTGCCAATGTTTTCTTTTAGTACTTTTTTGGATTCATAATCAAAAATAATCATTTTTTGCCCCTTAGACAGTAGTTAAACCAGAAACACGGAAACATTTTCCATCCGCTATGCGCTGCACGTCAATGGTATATTTTCCATGTTTTGCCAATAATTTACATTTGGTCAATGTTCCATATAAATGAACAAAAATAATTGGATATTTCATAATTATCAATCCTTGATAAGTTAACCCTAGGGAAAATCCTAGGCCATAACGCACGCGCGAGCATGCGTTACAGTCTAGAATTTTATGCTGCTTTTTTAAGCATGATAACCTTATTCATTTTCTTACCATGAGCAGGGTAGGCGATAACTGCCACGGCCTTATCATAGCAGGCCCGGCAGCCGGAGCATTTGCCACCATTGGCATAGGCCTGACATAGGCTAACCCCGGCAGGCACAATGTCCGGAGTTGGCACGATAACGCTACCATGTAACCCGGCAGTGAATTCACCCCGGACAGAATCACTAGAGAATCGAACCATGACATTATCCAATGCTTGCATTTCGGTAAGTACTGCCCTAAATTTAGGGAATTTATGCATTCTAGTGGGCAGCCAATGAGAAACCCAAGGCGTGCGTTGCATGACCTCTAGAATTTTCTGTGCAAGGCCAATGGCGTACATATCGCCAGAATCGAACCACCTAAAGTAGCGATCATTTTGTAGTGCTTTAACCATGTCGTCTACCCATTCCAAGCGCTGCCAGTCTTCCCGATTTTCTAATCGTGGTGCTTTGACGTTAGGGTATCGGTAGTTTCCCGTCGTGGCATAGCATCCGGAGCAGGCATCTACTAGAGAACCATCGGCATTTTTACTTCCCGGGCAAGTATCCAAGGCCTGCAGCGACCATGAACGAATTCCATCGAGTTTAGATGTTGTGCTGATACGTATCATTTGCGAATCCTTTGCAAGTTAAAGTTAATTGTCAGTCTAATAATCTCTTCCGGTAGCTATGCTAATGGCTATGGCTACGACCACCAGAGCCAAAAGAATCAGTATGGGTGGAAAAATAGGCATGATGCAATCCTTAGTAAGTTGATAATGAGTTAATTGTAGCCCTCTTTCGAGGGCTGACAATAGGTGTTTTCCCTAATCACTAGAAAACCCGCATCCGCGTCCGCCACCTTCGCTCGTGCTCCAGTAGAACAGATCGAATGCGTCACGATACTGAAGCACCTTCTTGACTGGTTGTGCAAAGCGCTCTGCGCCACGTTCCAGCCGCTGTGCTGCGGCCTCTTTCTTGGTCTTGGCAATGATGCTGTACGCGTCCGCATCGTCAAGGCATTCAGCGTACCAGTAGGTGAGTGTTGCCATGGTGTGTGTGTCCTTCACAAGTCTGACAGAACCCTGTGCTCTGTCATTGATTCTAGTATGCCACAGTTTCATCGACTGTACATTAGGGGAAACCCTAGGATTCAGCATTTTGTTTTTATAGCATCATAAGTAAAATCTATGCACGGTTTCACGTGGAACACGTCAGTAGAGACTAACTTAGTTGTCCACAGGTTCTCCACAGGTTATGCTTGGTAGTACCTTCAACGCTCCCCACTTGTGCACAATCTGTGGATAACTTCGGTTAAAACACGCCATCTGTGGATAACTTCAGAGATATTCATCAGTGTGGACAAGCTGTGGATAACTCCGAAGTTATCAACAACTGTGAATATCCTGTGGATAACTCGATAGGGGGGGAGGGGGTGGTTAGCTTCGGAGATTTTTGCTGGAGCCTACTAAGTTTACAAAAAAGTAAAATCAGAAAAGACCCGGTTCACAAAAAAGGAAAATCAAAAAAGAGTCTAAATGCGCTTAAAAGTAGGTAAAAGTGACTAAAAAGTCATTAAAAGTTAACTTCAGCGTTTAACAGGTAAGTCTCTGTCAATAAAAGATAAATTAATAAATCGGGGACAGATTAAAGGTTAACTAAAATAGTTGAACATCTGTGCACCAGAATGGGACATTAGAGGTTAAACTTTAATGTGAAACCTTGAAGCTGGGAGCATAACAGCATACTAAGTACGTTAAGGAATTATTTAAGATATTTTTAATAAAAGTGTTGACAGAATCATAAAAATATGATACATTTCGGT